CGCCGCCCCCCGCGAGGCCGACATTCAGCAGGCCATCCGCCTGGCCCTCGGGCTCGAACCGGGGCTCGTGCTGTGGCGCAACAACGTCGGGGCCGCCGTGCACCACGACTCCGGCCGCCCCGTCCACTACGGCGTCGGCGGCAAGGGCGGATGCGACCTCATCGGCCTGCTCTCCGTCGAGGTGTCGACCGTCTGCGAGGAGCCCGAAGCCGGCGTGCCCATCCACGTCTGCCTCGGCCACCTCTACCCCCTCGCGCGGTTCGTCGCCATCGAGGTCAAGCGGCCCGGCGGCCGCGTCACGAAGGAACAGACCGCCTTCCTTACCCTCGTGCGCTCGCTCGGGGGCTTTGGCGCCGTCGTGCATAGCGTCGAGGAAGCGCGCGACGCCATCGCCCGAGCTCGGCGAGGAGCACGCGAGTGATGGCCGACGTGACCGAAGACCCTACCGCTCCCGCGACCTCCCTCGCTCCCTCCACCACCGCCACCGTCCCCACGATCTCCACCGCCACGAGCGCCGCCATGAACGCCGACCCCACCCCAGCTCCGACCGTCGCGCGCGCGGAGATCATGCTGTGGCCGAACCTCCAGGACACCGAGGGCACCTCCGTCTCGACGACGTGGGACGAGTTCTTTGCCACCTGGGACGAACCCCCCCGCTTCGCCGGCGACACCCGTCATGGCGGTTGGTCGGCGTGCATCTGCGAGCCGCCGCACCGCGCCGCGACCAACGTCTGCGGGCTCTCCGCGCTCGTGCTCGACTACGACAACGGCACCCCGCTCGACGACGCCTGCGGCACGTGGCGCGAGTACATGGGCGCCCTTCACACCTCGCGGTCCCACACGGCGGAGAAGCCCCGGTTCCGCATCGTGCTGCCGTTCTCGCGCATCGTCACCCCCGACGAGTACGCGATCCTGTGGCGGTGGGCGCAGAAGCTCTCCGCGGCCGAGGGTCACCGCATCGACCCCGCGTGCAAAGACGTGGCGCGCTTCTGGTTCAGGCCCGCGCGCACCGCGGCCTACGAGACCCGGCGGCTCCTCGGCGACCGCGCGATCGACGCCGACATGATCATCGCGGCCCACAAGTACGAGGAGCACGAGCGGCAGCGCGCCGCGCAGGCCCAGCGGCAGCCCTCCACCGACGTCGAGAAGCGCGCGCTCCGCTACCTTGAGAAGCTGCCCGCCTCGATCTCCGGTTCGGGCGGTCACGGGGCGCTGTGGACCGCCGCGCTCGCCCTGGTCCGCGGCTTCCGCATCACGCCCGCGCGCGCCTTGCAGATGCTGAAGACCGAGTTCAACCCGCGATGCCAGCCGCCGTGGAGTGAACGGGAGCTCCGCCACAAGGTCGAAGGCGCCGAGCAGGACGCGACGACCGAGTACGGCTACCTGGCCGACCGGGTGCGCGCGGTGGTGACGCGCACCGACGGCGAGCGCCGCACCGGCACCCCCGAGCCTCCGCCCGACGCGGACCCCGACTACGTGCCCGCGGTGCCGCCGGACTTCGTCGACGAGCCCTTCACCGGCGACGTCGGCCCTGGCACCCACACCACCTCAGCACCCCGCGTCGCCTCCGCCGCCAACTGGCGCGCGACCCTGCACACCTCACCCAACGGGCACGTCAAGAACACATTCGACAACATCTGCAAGATCCTCGAGCACCACGAGAACTATGGCCCGAAGCTCGCCTACGACGAGATGCGGGTCACGCCCATGCTCGGTGACCGGCGCATCGGTGACGCCGACGTGGGCCGCATCCGGCGGGAGATCGAGCAACACTTCGGCTTCCAGCCCAGCGAGGCGAACGTGCGCGCGGCGATCGGCACCGTGGCCGACCAACGCCGGTTCCACCCCGTGCGCCGCTACCTCGAGGGGCTCGCGTGGGACCAGACGCCGCGCATCGATCGCGTGGTGCCCGACGTGCTCCGCGCCGACGACACCGCCATCCACCGGGCGCTCGTGAGGAAGTGGTTCATCGCCGCGGTCAAGCGCGCGCTCAATCCTGGATGTCAGGTCGATGAACTCCTCGTGTTAGTGGGCGAACAGGGCTGGCGCAAGTCGACGTTCTTCCGCACCCTCGGCGGCGAGTGGTTCTCCGACACCTTCATGGACATCACCGGCAAGGACTCCCTCCTCCAGTTGCACAGCGCCTGGATCTACGAATGGGGGGAGATCGAGCGCATCACTACCGAGCGGCAGGCGTCGATCGTCAAAGGGTTTGCGAGCTCCACGTCGGACGACTTTCGCGCCCCGTTCGCGCGCACCGTCGAGACGCACCCCCGCACGACCGTGGTGGTCGGCTCCACCAACAGCGACCAGTTCCTCGTCGACCCCACTGGCAACCGGCGCTTCCACTGCGTGAAGGTCGGCGGGAAGGTCGGCATCGACTGGGTCGTGACGCACCGGGACCAGCTATGGGCCGAGGCCGTCTCTGCTGCGCGTGCCGGCGAGCAGACCTACCTCACCGAGCAGGAGTCCGCTGAGCGCGACCGTATCAACGAGGACTTCCTCGTCGAGGACGCATGGACCCAGCCGATGCAGGAGTGGCTCGCCGTCCCCCGCGTGCTCGTGACCATGCACGACATCCTCACCAAGGCGGTCGGCCTACAGCCCGGACAGATCAACCGTGCGGCTGAGAACAGGGCGGGGGCGGCGCTGCGTCGCCTGGGGTGGGTCCGCCGAAAGGTGCGACAGGGGTCGGCCACGATGTGGACGTGGAAGCGAGAGGGAACAGGTCATGACGCCGTGTAACGCAAAGAGTGTCACGAATGACACGCGACGCAAGTCTTGCGCGTCGCGTTCCCTCCCGAGCACCCTCCTCCTGTTCCGTCGAAAGGCAAGTCATTACACAGTGTTCCCTCTGTTCCTTCTATCTCTCCTGATGTTACAAAAGAATGCACTAAATTCTTGCTATAGGCGCGTTCCTAAGAACTCTTGGAAATCGGTAGGAACGAGGGAACGAAGGAACAGCTCGACCGTGGCGAGTCGACGTCGGAGGGCGCTGTGAGCGCCTCCGCCACCCCTCCGCCCCGCCCCCTCCCGCCGCCCCCGTGGCCCGTCGAGGGCCTGACCCGGGGCGCGGTGGTGCTCCAGAGGCTGGTCGAGGCGGTGAGGGCGCTGGAGGCCAGCGTGTGGGGGCTGCAGCTGGACCAGGCACTCGACGCCGCAGGCATGCCCAGGGTGCTGCACCGCATCGACGCGAGCCTCGGGGGCGCGGGGCTGGCCTGCCGGCCGGAAGGGGGCGCGCCAGCACAGACCCAGCAAGTAGCCCTCTGCGTGACTCTCTGGGACGGCGAGCCCCGCTACGTGACCTCGGGCGGGCTGCTCTCGAGGGACCGGAGCCATGCGCGGATCTTCGGCAGCAAGGCCGATGCCTCCCAGTACGCCGAGCTGCATCTGGACCCGAAGACGGAGCGTGTCATTTCAGTCACTTAGCAGCAATCGTATATGCAACCATTGCACACTTCGCATAGACCCGTTATGCTTCTGGGGTGGGTCGCAAGGGTGCAATTCTCCCCGAAAGCAAGGCTTTCAAGGCTGATTTGAAGGCCGAGGCGCTCCGTCTGCTGTCCAACGGCAGCACTCCGCGCGAGGTCTGCGCCGCGCTGAAGATCGGTCACGACGCGCTGTGGACGTGGCGAACCCGCGACAAGGAATTCGCGGCGTCGCTGCTCGAGGCGCGTCGCGAGCGCATGGCCTCGCACCGCGCCGACATCGAGTCCGCGGTGTCGCGTGCGCTGGAGTACGTGGTGCAGACCATCGACGACGCCAAAGCCCCTCAGGCGGTCCGCCTGCGCGCCGCGGAAGGCATCCTGGACCGAGCAGGGTTCGAGAGCGGGTCGGCCTCCAGAGGGCCAGCGGAGGCCGCCCCCATCGACGCAGACGGCGAAGTCGACCTACTGAAGTCGATCATGGCCGACCCTCGGTTGATGGCGATGCTCGATCGGATGCGGGGCGGGGGTGCGGTGTGAGCCGGCTCTGGCCGTCGAAGACGATCGCGATCTGCTCGGTCTGCGGTGAGCGAAAGCACGTCATCCTGCGGCGATCGTGGATGTGCGCCCCCTGCGCACTCGCCGCCGTCGAGGCGAACCAGCGTTGGGCCTACCGCATGGAGCGCGGCTACGGGGACCCATGGCAGTGATCGTGGTGCGCGAGATGCGGCCGAGCGACGAAGCGTTCGTCTTCTCGAGCTGGCTAACCGCCGCCTCGGAGGCGTGGGCGCGCCGCTGGGCACACGAGCGTGCCGACATCGGGCTGACCATGGCACAGGTGGCAGCGGTGCCGCGCACGTTTACCCGCGCGCACGTGGCCGGCATCCTCAACCGCGCGACGTGCACGACCCGCGTGGCGTGCGTCGAGGACGACAGCGATGCGATCGTGGGCTGGTGCGCCGCCGAGCCTGGCGTCGTGCACTGGACCCACGTCAAGCACTACGCCCGGCGCGAAGGCATCGGCGCCATGTTGCTCGACGCTACGCACCCCGGCTGGCGCACGCACCCACGCATGCGCTGCTCGTACCTTTCGCATGTGTGGCCCGTGTGCCGTGCGCGAGGATGGACGTTTGACCCCCACGCAGAAGGTGAATCCCATGAACCCGAATCCGTCGCCTTGGTCGGCTGAGATCCAGGCGCTGTGCGCCGAGCTCGGCGCGCTGGTCCACAACTACCACACCCGGCGCGACCAGATCCGCGCACGGCTGAACGAGCTGACGCCGCAGGAGAACGCGTGGCGTCAGGCGTCGCCGTTGCCCCCGGCCGCGCCACTGAGCAACGCGCCGCTGGCGCAGACGGAGGAGTCGTGAGCGAGCAACTCGAGGGCCCGTTCGAGCGGGTACGGTTCGTGGAGTCGATCTTCGTCGCCGACGGCGTGGGTGAGGTGCCGGCGCTGCCGCCGGTGTCGCTCACCCGTGCGGGCGACAAGTGGTCGGTCATCATGTCGACGACGGGGCTCACCGTGGCGCTGTCGCGTCAGTCGGGGAAGTTGCTCCGCACGTTCGTGCCGTGGGTGAACGTCCGCGACTGCACGGAGCGTGTGCCGGAGCGTGCGCCCGAGCGCACGGAAAAGGCCAAGCCGTGAGGAGTGCGGACGCGCCGGGGAACCGCTACATCATGTGCGCGTTCCGTTGCTCGTTCGAGGATCGCCAGCGGTTGCGCGCCATCGCGCTCCACCGCGGCGAGCCGTACGGCAAGGTGCTGCGCGACCACATCGCCGCGGAGTTCGACGCGCTGCCAATCGACGTGCGGTTCACCGCGACGACCAAGGCGCTGGCAGACGAGGCGGCATGGCTGGCGGCGACGACCGCGGCGCCGGAGGGGGCGTGACATCGTGGCCGGCATCGACCTCGCCGATGCGCTCGGCCTGTCGTCTCAGCGTGTGAGCAAGGCCAACGCGCCCGAGTTCGTGCGCACCGGCTTCGGCGAGTACCGCCTCACGTTGCCCATCACCTGACCCCATGCCCCGCGCCACCCCCACCTTCGCCGCTCTGGCGGCCCGGCAACGCGCCAAGGTGGCCGCCGTCGCGCGCCTCGATGCGTTGCTGTTCCCGCAGCAGCGCGCGTTCTGCCTCGACCCATCGCGGCTCTGCGCGGCGCTGTGCTCGAGGCGCGCGGGCAAGTCCGTTGCGGCGTCAGGCAAGTTGTACCGCCGAGCGATCGGCGAGCCGGGCAGCAACTCCCTGTACGTCGCGCTCACCCGCGGATCCGCGAAGGCGATCATGTGGGACATGCTCAAGCGGATCAACAAGGACGCCGAACTCGGATTGGCCGCGGACGACTTCAAGGAGAGCGAGCTCACCATCCGCCTTCCGAACGGCAGCATGATCCGGCTGTTCGGTGCCGACGCCAACGCGAACCAGCGGGAGAAGATCCTAGGCACCGCGTGGTCGGACATCGTGGTGGACGAGGCTGCATCGTTCCGATCGGACTTGCGCGTGCTGATCCGGGACTACCTGCGCCAGAGCACCGCCGACAAGCTGGGTCGCATCAGCCTCATCGGCACCCCCGGAGACTTCGTGGGTCCCGAGGACGATCGCCACCTGTTCTACGCCGTGACCTCGGGCGACAACGGCACCCGCACGCCCGAGGCTGGGTGGTCGGTCCACCGCTGGAACACGCTCGACAACCCGCACATGCGCGAGGTGTGGGAGCAGGAACTCGCGGAGCTACCGTTCGAGTTCAAGAGCACGGCGGCCTACAAGATCATGTATCTCGGCGAGTGGGCGATCGACACGTCCCGCCGCGTGTACCGGCACGACACGATCCACGACGTCGAGGCGCTGCCCGAGGACAGCATGTGGCAGTTCGGCGTCGGCATCGACCTTGGGTGGGACGACCCGACGGCCTTTGTGGTCGTCGCGTGGAGACCCTCCGAGCCGGTGCTGTACGTCGTCCGCGCCTACGCCCAGAAGGGCATGACGCTGGACGAAGTCGCGGCGGAGATCGGGCGCATACGCGAGCGCTGGCCTACTTCGATGCTCATCGTCGACGGCGCCAACCGGCAGGCGGTCGAAACCATCCGCGCACGCTACGGGCTGCCGCTGCAGGCCGCCGACAAGACGGGCAAGGCCGACTTCATCCGCGCCATGAACACGGACCTTGAGATGGGCCGCGTCCGGCTTGTCCGGTCCGCCGCAACGGCGCTGCGGGACGAGTGGGCAACGCTCGTGTGGGACCGCGCGAAGTCGCTGCCGACCGAGCTTGCCTCGTGCTCGAATCACTGCGCCGACGCCGCCCTGTACGTGTGGCGCCACGCGCGCGCCTACCTCGGCAAGGCGCCAAGCCCTCGGCTGTCGGAAGAGGAACGCATAGACGCTCTATGGGAACGCCGGCAGCGCGAGTCGGAGGACGAGGCCGCGTATGCATAAGGACCCTATGCAGTGCTACACTGAGGCTCGATGAGCGAGCAGGCTTGGTGGCAGCGCACGGACGACACCGCCGTGCATCAGTCTCTCTGGGCTGCGTACCACGCTGTGCGTACCGCCAACTCTGGGCGTCTCGAGCGGCTCGAGGAGTACCGCGCGCTCTACCAGGACGTCGGCGTGCACCGCGCGCGCAAGCATCGGTACACGTTCAACGTTGTACGCAGTTGCGCCGACACGCTGTGCTCGAAGATCAGCAAGAGCCGCCCGCGTCCGATCGCGATCACGGACGAGGGGTCGTGGGATCTGCAGCGCCGCGCGAAGTTGCTCACGCAGTTCATTGACGGGGCGTGGTACGCGGCCGACCTCTACACGCACACCCAGCGCGCGTTCAAGGACGCGACCCTCTATGACGTGGGGCTCGTGAAGGTCTGGATCGAGTCCGCCGCCGAAGAGGGCGAGGACGGCACCATCCGATGCGAGCGCGTGATGCCGTCGGAGGTGTGGGTGGACCCGGCGGAGAGCTACTACGGCGAGCCGCAGACCATCTACCACGCTCGCCCGGTGAGTCGCGCGAAGCTGGCCGCGATGTTCCCGGAGCACGCGGCGAAGATCAAGATGGCAGGGACGTCGACCGAGCGACGCAATGGCGCGCGCGTGCCGGTGAGCATGGTGGACGTCGTGGAGGCGTGGCACCTCGAGAGCGTGCCGGGCGCCGGGGACGGCATGCACGTGATCTCCACCGACGGCGTGACCCTGCTCGTCGAGGAGTACACCGACCCGTGGTTGCCGTTCGTCGAGATCCGGTTCTCCGACTCCGAGACGAGCGGGTTCTACGGCGAGGGACTGACCGAGCAGTTGCGCGGCATCCAGCGCGAGATCAACGTGCAGCTGGACAACGTGCGTGTGGCTCACAAGCGGCTCGGGCGGCCGTACGTCTGGATCAAGCCCGGCAGCAAGATCAGCAAGGGCGACCTCACCAACGAGATCGGCGCCATCATCGAGGGCGAGGAGCGGCCGGAGTTCGGCGTTTCCACCGCGATGGGTCCGGAGGTCTACAACTGGATCCGCGAGCTCGTGCAGCGCGCCTACCAGATCACGGGCGTGAGCGAGACGAGCGCGACAAGCCGCAAGCCTGCGGGCGTGATCAGCGGCGTGGCCATCCGCGCCGTGGACGACATCGAAACCGAGCGGTTCGTGCTCGTCGGCCAGGAGTGGGAGCGCTTCCACATGCGGATCGCCGAGCGCTGGATCGCGCTCGCCAAGCGGCTCTACGAGGACGGCGTGGACCTGCCGGCGCGTGGCACGCAGGGGAAGTTCCTGCGTTCGATCAAGTGGTCGGACGTCGACATGAAGGCCGACGCGTACCTGCTCAAGGTCTACCCGATGTCGTTGCTGCCGCAGCGCCCGGAGGGTCGGTTCGAGCGCGTCCAGGAGATGATGCAGGCGGGCATGATCGACAAGACGCAAGCGCTGGGCCTCATCGGCGCGCCCGATGTCGAGGACGCGTCGAGTCTGGCCACCGCTGCCCTCGACGACGCTCGGATGGTCGTGGATCACATGCTTGACGGCGGGGACTACGTGCCGCCGGAGCCGTTCATGGACCTCAAGTTGGCGGCTCAGGTCGCGCAGTCGTCGTACCTCCGGGCACGCACTCGGGGGGCGCCGGAGACCGCGCTCGAGAAGCTGCGGAACTTCATGGCGGACATCCAGACGCTGGTGAAGTTGGCGGCGCCGCCGCCTCCTCCGGCTGCCCCCGCGGCTCCGCCTGCACCGGACGCTGGGGCCTCGCCTGTGCCGGTGGCTGCGTGAGTGCCGCCGAAGACGAGACGTGGCAGGTGGTCTGGTTTTCGACCGCCGACACCGGCCGGCGTGTTGCCGAGATCGCGCGCCACAAGCGCACCCCGCTGTTCCGGGTCCGGTGGTTCCCAGTCGACTCCACCAAGTACGTGCATGTCGTCGTGACGCCAGAAGAGGCACGAACGATGGCTGACGCGCTCCGTATCGTGGCGGACTCCTATGGCTGACTTCCCCTGTACCCGTTGCGGCGCATGCTGTCGGCGCGCCCTTTTCGTCGTCGCCGCCACCGGCCTGGACGACTGGCCGCCTGGGTTCACCACCTCGGGCGCGTGCGCAGCGCTGCAGGAGGACAACACCTGCGCCATCTACGAGACGAGGCCGTTGCTCTGCCGCGTCGACGAAATGCGCGCGATGCACGGGGCCGATGAGCGCGACTGGCACGAGGCCAACGCCGCGCAGTGCAACACGATGCAGGTCGAGGACGGCATGGCGGAGACCTTCCGCGTGCGCCTGCCTGTGCTGACCCACGATGAGGAGTGACCATGAGCGACGAATCCGTAGCGGATCAGGTGGTGGCGCAGACGACTGCGAGCGAGGGCACCGCGCCCCCGGTGGTCAACGTCGACCCGACGCAGCCGGGTGCCCTGGGCGAAGGCGCACCCGAGATCGTCGAGGAGAAGCGCGTGGGAGCCGATCGCATCGCGGCCATGGCTCGCCGTGAGAAGCGCGCCATCGAGGCCGAGCAGCGGGCGCAGCGTGTGTCCGCCGAAGCCGAGCAGCGCGCAGCCGCGATCAAGGCCGAAGAGGCGAAGTTGCGTGCCGAGGTGGACCAGGCGCGCGCGACGCAGCGGCAGCTGGCCGAGGCGCGCCGCAACCCGCTCAAGTTCCTCGAGTCCGTCGGCCTCTCGTACAAGGACCTCACGGAGTCGGTGCTGAACGAGGGCAAGCCGTCGCCCGAGCTCATCGCGCGCGACTTCGAGGCGAGGCTGGAGGCGGAGCTGGAGAAGCGGCTCAAGCCCATCACGGAGAAGTTCGACGCGATCGAGGCCGAGAAGAAGCGGATCGAGGAAGCGCAGGCCGACGCGCAGTACAAGGAAGCGCTGGGTGTGCTCGACCGCAACGCGCGCCAGTTCGTGGGCGCCAACCCCGACCGCTACGAGGCCATCGCGGCCTTCGGCGAGGAGTCGGCCATCGCGGAGTACATCGCCAAGGAGTACGACCGCACGGGCCAGATCCTGAGCTACGAGATCGCGGCCGACCGCATCGAGAAGTTCCTGCAGCAGCAGTACACGGTGGCCGAGACCGACCCGCGCGGCGCTCGCATCCGCGGCTTCTTCGCCAAGCGCCTGGCCCCTCCGACGCCTCCGGCTCCGGCTGCGCCTGTGCCCACGCCGCGCCGTGGGCCGGCGGGGCGCACCATCACGAACAAGGCCGCCGCGGAGGTGCCTCCTGCGCCGAAGCCTACGGGTGGGCGTGAGGAAGCGATGGAGCGTGCCCGGCTGGCGATGGCGCGGGCGCGGACGAGGTAGGCGAGGCCAGCGAACGAACGCTTAGTCCCGGATGCGCGCATATACATAACCAAACTATGCATGCACACCGGCGGGTGCTACATTCACCCTTGCAAGGCGATCGTCTGAGCGCGTGAGCCCCAAGAGCAAAGGCACATAGGCACCAGAGCAAGAGGGGTGTCGAGACGCGGCAAGCGCATGAGCGCGGCCGAACTCCACCCCTCTCGTCAAAGGTGCCCCAATGGGTCTCGACCTCACCACGTTCAACGCGGCTCTCAAGGAGTACTACTCCCAGGACTACGTGGAGAACCTCGTTTACAAGAAGAATCCCTTCTTGGCGATGGTTCCCAAGCAGCCGAAGTTCCCCGGCAAGAACCTCCCCGTGCCGCTGATCTACGGCAACCCGCAGGGCGTCAACTCGCAGTTCGCGACCGCGCAGACCCGCGCTGCGGCGACCAACACCCGCGTGAGCCAGTTTACGCTGACCCGCGTCAAGAAGTACGGCATCGCGGTCATCGACGGCGAGACCCTCAAGGCGTCGCAGGACGAGGAGGGCGCGTTCATCGAGGCGGCCACGACCGAGATCGACGGCGTGATCAACGCCGCGACCCGCCGCATCGCCACCGACGCGTTCCGTGGTGGATGGGGCAAGGTCGGCGTAATGGCCAACTCGAGCTTCGCTACGACCGTCATCACGCTGGTGACGACCGAAGACGCGATCAACTTCGAGATCGGCATGCAGCTCGAGCTCGCGGCGGCGGAAGGTTCCGGCACGCTGCGCGCCGGTGGCCCGATGACGGTCGTTGCCGTCGACCGCTCGGCCGGCACCGTGACCGTCGGGGCCAACATCTCGGCCACGATCGCGACGGCCGCGCAGAACGACGTGATCTTCATCTCGGGCGACCGCGAGTCCGCCGCGACTCCCACGCGCCGGTGCATCGCTGGTCTCGAGGCGTGGTTGCCGCAGACCGCTCCGACCGTTGGCGGTGGCGACTCGTTCTTCGGCGTCGACCGCTCGTCCGACCCGACGCGTCTCGCCGGCCAGCGCGTCAGCGGCGTGGGCGCTCCGATCGAAGAGCTCCTCATCGAGGCCGCCGTGGTCGTCGGCCGCGAAGGCGGGCGCCTCTCGCACGCGTTCTGTTCGTACAAGGCCTGGAGCCAGCTCCAGAAGGCGCTCGGAGCCAAGGTCATGTACGACATGGTCGCGTCGAGCAACCGCGCCGACATCGCGTTCAAGGCGATCTCGGTGAACGGTCCGGACGGCGAGATCAAGGTCATCGCCGACCAGAACTGCCCCGGCAACAAGATCTTCGGCCTCCAGCTCGACACGTGGAAGCTTGCTTCCATCGGGCCGGTCGTCTCGACGATCGACGAGGACGGGAACGACATCCTCCGCGTCTACAACGCGGATCAGGTCGAGAGCCGCAACGGGTTCTACGGGAACCTGTTCTGCCAGGCGCCCGGCTTCAACGCGACCATTCAGTGGGCCTGAGCGAGCGGGAGGGAACCAGCAATGGCCAACCGTAGCTTCTCCGCTGACATGCGCACTATGGAGCGTGGGCTCGTCGCCCTCGACTTCACGATCGCCATCGGCGCGACCGGCGCCCCGACGCTCACCAAGACGGGGAGCACCGGGATCGCCTCCGTCGCGCGTACCGCCGCGGGCACGTACACCGTCACGCTCGAGGACTCGTACCTCTCGCTCGTGGCGATGGGCCTCACGGTCGCAACGGTGCTCAACACCTACGCGCAGGGCGGCGCCTCGATCAACGGCACGCCTGCGAACCAGGACGTGACCACGAACAAGCAGGTGTTCTTCTACACCTACACCACGGGCGCTGCGGCGGCGGACCTCGCGTCCGGCTCCACCGTGCACGTCAACCTCCTGCTCAAGAACAGCCAGGCCTGATGCTCCCGAAGCGCAGCCTGGCAGACCTTGTGATCGCGGTGGGTCACGACAAGCCGTCCAAGGGTCGCAAGTCCATGGCCGAGGAGTCGGAGTCCGACCGCGAGCACGAGGGCGAGGGGGGCTACGAGCCCGACGAAGACGCGACCATCGCAGGCGAGGACTTCGCAGCGGCGGTCAAGAGCGGCGACGGAGCCAAGATCGCGGAGGCCTTCCGCGCGCTGATGGATCTCTGCTGATGCGTCTGCGGTGCCGGGTCGTCATGAGGGCGGCCCGGCACTGCGGCGTTGCGTGTGAGGTGCTGCCGTGGCCGTGACGCTTGCCGACATCCGCACCGAAGTCCGACGCCGCGCGGACATGGACGGCTCTTCGTTCGTCACGGACGCAGAGGTGAACGGCTACGCCAACCGCGCGGGCGGCGCGCTGCACGACATCCTGACGACCGTCTACGAGGACTACTTCCTGTCCTCGGCGTCGGTCGTGCTGCCGTACGTGCCGATCGTCGGCCCGCCGCTGACCGAGACGAACATCTACCCGTTGCCCAGCGACTTCTTCAAGATGCGCGGGCTGGACTACCAAGTGGAAACGTCGGCGTGGACGACGGTGCCCAAGTTCAACTTCGCCGAGCGCAACAAGTGGCAGCGCATGCCGAGCCGCATGCTCGACGACCGCTTCCGCGCCTACCAGATCACCGGGTCGCACCTGCGCATCCTCCCTGAGGACCAGTCGCAGGGCACGTACCGCCTCTGGTACCTCACGAGCTACCAGGCGCTGGCCAGCGACGGCGACGCCGTCTCGCAGTGGGTCGAGAACCAGGGCTGGTGGGAGTACATCGTCGTGGACGCGGCGATCAAGTGCCTCCAGAAGGAAGAGAGCGACGTCTCCGTGCTCATGGCGGAGCGAGCGCAACTCGAGCAGCGGATCCGTGGCGCGGCCATCCATCGCGACGCGGGCCGGCCGGAGCGCATCGCGGAGATCCGGAACGACCTCGACGACGACGACTACCGGGGCGGGTGGCGGCGGTGAAGGCGTACCGCAAGATCCAGACGCGCCCGGACCCCGAGGTGCTCGACCGCGCGCTCGGCTACGTGCAGGACGCGGTAGCCGACTTCACAGGGTCGCTCACGTTCATCCCTTGGCTCGACGGCATCGCGATCAAGGGGCAGCAGGTGACCGCCGCGGGAATCAACCTGCGCCACGGGCTCGTCGACGACCGCCAGAAGCCCCGCGCGTTCCAAGGCTGGTGGATCACGCGCGTCGTGGGCGCCGGCTACGTCTACGAGCCGACTTCGCAGCCTGACGCTGCGCGGTATCTGAAGCTTCAGTCTTCCGCGACCGTGACGGTCGACCTGTGGGTGTTCTGATGGCCACGACCCCGAACATGTTCCTGATCGTCCCCACCGTCTCCGTGACGCTGGGACCGACGTACGCCACGCAGATCAACACCGTGTTCGATGCCATCGACGTGCACGACCACACGACGGGCAAGGGCTCGCGTGTGCCGAGCGCGGGCATCCTGATCAACACGGATCTGACCTTCGGCGGCTACAGCGCGGTGCAGCTGAAGACGACCGCCTACCAGTCGCAGGGGTCGGCGCTGAGCTCGGCCACGACTTCCGCCGTCTACTCCGTGCTCGGGGACCTGTACTGGAACAACGGCGGCGGGACAGCGGTGAAGATCACCAACGGCGGCGCGCTGAACACGTCGCTGCTCGTGACGACCGTGCTGGCGCCCTACGCGACGTCCACGGACTACACGATCCTTCCGGCCGACATCTACGGCATCATTCAAGTCAACAGCGGGTCGGGCCCGCGCACCATCACGCTCCCGAGCGCCAACGCAGTCAGCAACGGCCGCTACTACGTGATCGCGGACGTGACCGGCAACGCGGCGGCCAACAACATCACGATCGCGCGCGCGGGTGCGGACACCATCGACGGCGCGACCTCGGCCACCATCGCCGTCAACTACGGCACGGTGGAACTCGCCAGCGACGGCTCGAGCAAGTGGAAGACGATCGTGCGGCCGGCGTCGCAGACGCTGCCCGGCATGGTGCAGCTTGCCGGCGACCTCTCGGGCGTGCCGAGCGGGCCGACCGTCGCCAAGGTCAACGGCTCCGTGGTGCCCTCCGGCGGCTCCCTGACGACCGGCAACGTGCTGCAGGTGCTGACGCCGTCGGGGCTGACGTACGGCCCCGTGAACCTCGCGGGCGGGGCCAACTACGTCACGGGCGTGCTGCCGAGCGCGAACATGTTCCAGGCGACGACGGGGACCAGTGGGGCGGTGCAACTCGCGACCGACCTGGCCGGCACGGCGGCAGCGCCGTGGGTGGTGCAGCTCAGCGGGCCGGGCGGTTCGGGCGGGCTGGTGCCGATCAAGGCTGCGGCCGTCCGCTTCGATGCCGCGGTGTCTGGCCCCATCTTCGGCCACACGGACCGCACGACGGCCGGCAGCGGTTCGAACCTGCTCATCTACGGGCAGAGCGCGAACTCGAGCGGCGTCGGCGGCGATGTGCGCGTCATCCCCGGGATCAACGTGGGCGGCGGCGCCAACAACGACGGCGCGTTTCGGGTGCTGAACGGCAACACCCTCGCGACCGATTTCTTCGCCGGCTGCGCCACGGGGTCCAACAGCATTCGAACGGTGTCGGTGGGCGGCGCGGCGTCCACGACCAACATGCCCAGCGCCTCCTACAGCGGGTCGCTGTTCATCTTCCACGGAAGCGACCCAAGCGCCGCGTCTCCTCCAGTCGGTGGCGTTGCGGTGTACGCCATCGGCAATTCGCTCTTCGTGCGAAACGGGATTGGCGTGTCTGGCCGAGCCTTTGAGCTCGGCGGCGACGTTGTGTTTACAGCGGCCTCCACCACGGGCTCGGCACTGCCAACCGGCAACATCTTCCACGGGTATCAGCGAGTCAAGGTCGACGGGGTCTACTACAAGATCCCCATGTACAAGGACTGATTAGGGAGCAGTGATGGTCACCGCCACAAACTGCGACATGGGGACCTCGACGGGCCGCACGATGCCAGCGCGTTCCCATGTGGTAGGCGCCGCGTCGCACACGCCCTTGGATGCCTGTCGCCACACTGTGACCGGGACGGGCACCGTAGCCCCGTGCGACCACAACTTGCCCGCAAACACAGCCCCCTTGGCGCCCGGGTTCGGGTCGAACGCCATCAGCTTGGAGCAGGCCGCATCCTCGAACAGCGCTGGTTCCGAGACGTACCCCGTGGGGATGCACCAGCCCGCCCCGCTCGTCGCGCTCGACAGCGTCGTCGGCGCGCACTCCTCCTTGCGTTCACTGTCCCACCACCCCGCAAACGCCCGGCCCTTGGCGCCGTCGGCGAACACCACGGTGTTCCACCGCGCCTTGATCCTGGTCCCGTCGCTGTACCCCTCGGGCGGCGTGTCCGCGCGCGCGGCGTCTCCTGGGGTGCCGCAGGCGGCGATCACGAGAGCGACGCCGGCAGCGGCGAAGGCGAGGTCACGAGCGGTCAAGGTCATGGGTGGGCCCTCCGGTGTTGATACATCCTACCACCCACCGCCCGAGGTCGCCTGATGGCCCTCCAGAAGCAAGCCGTTCCCGTGGTGTTCTCGCAGGGGCTCGACACCAAGTCGGCCCCCAAGGTCATGCAGGGCCGGCTGCTCGAGCTCGAGAACGCCGTGTTCACCAAGGGCGGTCAGCTCAGCAAGCGCAACGGCTACACGGCGCTCAACCGCAGCGTCAACGCGAGCGGGTCGAGCGTCTCCAACGCGGTCGGCCTCGGGTCCCGCGGGGACGAACTGTGCCTCATCGACGGCGCCACGCTATACACGCGGTCCACCGCGCTCGACACGTGGGTGTCTCGAGGCTCCGTGTCGACCTGCACCGCGGACGAGCGCCAAGTGCAGCGGAACAGCTACACGCAGAGCCAGTCGACGAGCGCCACCGCCGCAGGCGTCACCGTGGTCGCCTGGGTCGACTCGCGGGGCGGTGTTCGATGCTCCGTACTCGATGCCGTCACGGGTGCGTTCTTCCAGCAGGACGTGCAGGTGGGCGCTTCGGGCATTCAGCCCCGGATCGTCGTCTTCGGTTCCGAGTTTGTCGTGTTCTGGCTCGACGGCGCGAACCTCCGATACAGGCGGATCGGGCAAGGGTCCCCGTCCTCCATGACGTCCGGCGTGAGCCCCATCTCCGACGTCGCCGCACGCGCGATCTGGGACGTCTGTGTCATCGGGTCCCGCATCTACGTGGCCTACGGCTCGACGGTCCCGAACACCAAGATCGTCTACCTCGACTCCACGTACACGATCGCCTCCGCCGCCTCGTTCGCGGTGACGCCGTACGCACTCGGCCTGTGGGGCGACGCCAGCCAGCGGATCTGGTGCGTGGCCACCGACTCGAGCTTCTTCGTCTACGCCCACGTGATGACCTACTCGCACACGTTGCTCGTGTTCGGGTCGGGCCTCTCGCTCGCGGACGACACGTACGCCATCACGGGCATCGTGACGAACGACACGACCACCATCTACCTCGGCACGACGGGCGGGATCTACAAGGCCACGCTGTCCACGTCGGCGTCGTGGGTGGACCTCGGCCTGATGTTCAGCGCCTTCGTGTTCCTCCAGTCGCGTGCGTGGCGCTACCAGGGCAAAGAGTTCATGACGGTACACGCGGAGTCGACGCTCCAAGCGACCGACTTCGTGATCTCGTCCGATGGCTACGTGGTGGCGCGGCTGGCCTACGGCGTCTCGGGCGACGGGATCCGTGCCAACAACCAGATCGCCGACGTGAGCCAGATCAGCGCAGGGGTGTTCGAGCTCGCGCAGGGCCGCAAGGGCATCCTCGACACGAGTTCTGGGACTTCGTTTGCAGTGGCGGGCGTGACGCTGACCCGGCTCACGTTCGGCAAGGCGCCGAGCGTTGTCGAGGCGGCGGGCCAGCTCGTGTTCTCGGGCGGCTGCATGCAGAGCTACGATGGGAGCGTGGTCACGGAGCATGGCTTCGCCGTGTTCCCTGAGGGCACCACCAAGAGCGTCACCGCGGCGGCCGGGGCGCTGTCCGCCGGCACCTACAGCTACCGCATCATCTACGCGTGGACCGACGCACAGGGGCAGATCCACCGCTCGGCGGTGTCGCCCTCGCTGGTCGTGGTCGCCGTGCTGAACGACCGAGTTAGCCTCACGATCCCCACACTGCGACTCACCGCCAAGAGCGACGTGCGCATCGAGGTGTACCGCACGATCGCCAACGGTTCCGCCTACTACCGCGTGACGAGCACGAGCAGCCCGCTGTTCAACAACAAGGCGGCGTCTTCGGTGACCTACCAGGACGGCGCGGCAGACTCGACCATCCTCACCAACGAACTGCTGTACACCGACGGCACCGCTGGGCAGGACCTCGAGAACGATGCGCCGCCGTCGTGCGCGTTCGCGATCACGCACCGTGGCCGGCTGTGGCTCGGCGGCTTGCCCGAGGCGAACACGGTTGCCTATTCCAAGACCTGGGTCGACGGCGAGCCCGCGTCGTTCTCCGAAAACCTGCGCATCCAAGTCGACTCGCGCGGCGGCAACATCACGGCGCTCGGCTCCCTCGACGAGAAGATCGTGATCTTCAAGGAGGCGGCCATCTTCGCGCTTGCGGGCGAGGGGCCCACGAACACCGGGCAGCAGAGCGACTACGGCGATCCCACGCTCATCACCTCCGACGTTGGGTGCATCTCGGCGGCCAGCGTGGTCACGACCGGCGCGGGCCTGATGTTCCAGTCCGCCAAGGGGTTCTACCTTCTCGATCGCTCCCTCTCGGTCACCTACATCGGCGCGCCCGTCGAGGCGTTCAACGGCCAGACGGTCACCGCGGCAACGCTGGTCCCGAACACGAACCAAGTTCGGTTCCTGTGCTCGAGCGGAGCCACGCTGGTCTACGACTACTTGTTCGGTCAGTGGGGCACCTTCACCGGGCACGAAGGCCAGGCCGCCGCGATCTGGCAGAACACCTACGTGTACGCCAAGGCGGACGGTCGCGTGTTCAAAGAGGCGTCTGGTGTATATACAGACGATGGAGCGTTCGTCCGCTTGAAACTGACCACGTCGTGGCTGTCCGTCGCGGGAATCGAGGGATTCCAGCGCGTCTACCGCTTCATGAGCATCGGTGACTACAGGTCGCCGCACAAGATGCGGGTGCGGCTCGGCTACGACTTCCACGATGAATACACCTTCGACGAGACGGTGGACGTGGAGAGCATCATTGGCCCCGGCACCTGGGGCGGCGGCACTTCTTGGGGGTCTGACGCGGTGTGGGGTGGGGCGTATCCGGAGCACGCGTTCCGTTGGTCGCCTGCACGGCAGAAATGCACCTCGATCCGTGTTAGTCTCGAGGACGTGGGAGCCGGGTCCTACGGTGAAGGCATGTCGATCACCGCGCTCGTGTTCCTCGTGGGTGTGAAGGCTGGGCTCAACAAGGTTCCCGCGGTGAGGAGCGCGTAACATGGCTGTCCCGTTGATCATCGGCGCTGCGATTCTGGCGGCGGGCGTCATCGGCTCCGTGGCCAGCGGCGCGCTCAGCAAGCAGAACGTTCCCGGCCTCCCTACGCCGGCTGAAGGCGCGTTCAAGGACCCTGGTTCGGCGGGCTACCGCGCAGGGCTCGCCGACCGACTCGCAGGCATCGACAGCCGCGGAGCTCCGCAGGCGGGCGGCCCGTGGATCATGACCGCGGCGCAGGCCAACGCGGCGAGCATGGACCCGGCCACCCGGGACATGATCATGAAGCAGCGGGCCTTGCTGTCTGCGCAGCTCATGGACCAGGCGCAAGGCAAGGGCCCGTCGCTGGCCTCGATGCAGTACCAGCAGGCACTCGACCAGAGCTTGCAGGGGCAGTTGGCTGCGGCGGCAGCGATGCGTGGCAAGAGCAACGGCGCACTGGCCATGCGCAACATCCAGAACCAGGCGGGGGGCGCGCAGCAGCAGGCGGCAGGGCAGTCCGCCATGATGCGCTACCAGGAGCAGTTGCAGGCGCAGCAGGGCCTCGCGAGTCTGTCGGCGGCCATGCATGGCCAGGAGATGAGCGAGCTCGGCGAGAAGAACAAGCTCGGCCTCGCCAACGCCGGCTTCTCGCAGCAGGCAGGGCTGGCCAACAAGCAGTCGTATGACGACGTGAACCTCGCCAACGCCAAGATGCGACTCGAGGCGATGGGCATGAACGACGCGCAGATCCGCGCGTTCCTGGCGATGGATGCGGCGCAGCGGCAGCAGGATCGCGAGGGCGCGATCGACTACGAGAAGACGAAGATGGGCCAGGGCAACAAGCAGACGGAACTCGAGATGGCCGCCGAGGCGGACGCTCGCCGTCGGAAGCAGGCGTTCTGGGGCAGCATCACGGGCGCCGGTGCCTCGATGCTCGGTGGTGGCATGGGTGGTGCGGCGACGGGTGGAGGCAAGTGATGGACGACGCGATGCTCAAGCAGTTGGTCACGTCTCAGCTCGGGCGCGCGCCGACGGACGAAGAGATGGCCCGCATCGGCGCGGCCATGGGCGCGATCCAGACGGGCCAGATCCAGCCAGGCCAGACGATGCCCGGTGTCGACCCGCAGCAGGCTGCCGCAGCGGGCGCGGCGCTGCAGGGCCGCATGGGTGGCGGTGGCGGTGGCGACTCCGGCGCCGTCAACTACTACGCGGGCCCGGCGTGGTCCGGCGCCGCTCCGTCGCGTGCGGGTGGTGGTGGCGGCTACATGACCGACGCTCCGCAATACTCCTGGGACAGCGCCGGCCCTGGCAACTACGTCACGGGCCCCGAGGCCGATCGGGCGGCAATGTTCGCGGCGCAGGACGCCGGTCTCGCCGACAACATGGTCAACAAGTCGTGGCAGGCGGGCCAGGCCGGAGCGCCGCCGGCCACGCCGCCGTCGTTCAAGAGCGTCTCGCAGGACATCGAGAAGAAGAAGGCCTTCGTGGCCGGCGTCAACGCGGCCACCGCGGGGATCGCGAAGCCGCTGCCCACGGGTGGGACCGAGCTCGCGGACGCGAAGAAGAAGGCGGGCGCGGACATCGACGCGCTGCAGGCCGAGGCGGACAAGTTGCCCGCGCCGGGCCCGGGCGCGGCGAAGCAGGTTCCGATCGGCGACGCCCCGGCGCTCACGGAGGCCAACTGGAACGACGCCGACCCGGCGGAGAAGGCGAAGAAGTACAAGGCCGAGGCGGCGAAGGCGGGCAAGAGCCTCACCGCGGGCGAGCTTCAGATGATCGTGCAGAAGGACGCCGCGAAGAAGGCTCCTGCGGCGACGCCTACGGTCAAGCCCAAGTTCGACGCGGCCACGGGCACGTTCAGCAACGTGCCTGTGGCGACGGGCCCGACGAAGCCGAGCAAGGCGGAGGTCGAGAACCACCTCGGCATGACGATCACGGATGCGCAGTACAATCAGTACCTCGCGAAGAATGGTTGATCCATGCCCGCCCCCGACAAGGCGTTCTTCGAGAACAAGCTCGGCAAGTCGCTGACCGACGTCGAGTACTCCACGCTGCTCAACAAGGGCGGCTGGAGTGCTGCGCCTGCGCTGTCGGCGTACGGGCCGGGCCAGTTCCCCGCCGAGGCTCCGCCGCCGGGCATCGCTGCAGCGCCGGCGGGGCCGAACGCGCCGCCGCTGCTTGCGTCGTTGTCGCCCGGAGCGGCAGCGATGTGGGGCGCTGCGCCGTCGGGCGTACAGTCCTCGATGACGCCGGTCAGCGACACCACGTTGGGCGCGCCGAACGTCGAGGGCGCGGGGCTCGCGGGCCAGGTCAAGAAGGCCGCATGGATGACCGGAGCGAGCACGGAGGACGGGCCGGGGTTCGGCGCTGCGCCGCGGCCGGATGCGGGCCCTTCGATGCCGTCTGCTCCGAGCTCGCCGAGCGGCGCAACGGGATCGTCTGCGCCGTCGACTGGCTACGGTGGCGGCGGAGGTGGCGGTGGCATGGGCGGCATGGGTGGATCGCCCACGCTCGCGCAGCTGCAGGCGAAGTTTCTTCTTCCCGGCGAGCAGGCGGAGTGGGAGCGGCAGCAGGCCTACGAGCAGGGCCAGATCGACAAGCAGAAGAAACTGATGGACCTCGAGATCACCTCGCAGGAGGCCATCGCCGCCGAGCAGCTCGGGGCCACGAAGGCCTATGCGGCGGCGCAACAGAAGCAGGTCGAGGACGACGCAGCGTTCGCGGACTGGCACGCCAAAGAGATGCAGGCGCTGCAGGCCGACAGCGACAAGGCTGCGGCCATGAAGCTCGATAGCAACCGCATGTTCCGCTACGCGAACACCGGAGACGCGGTGCTCGCGGGCGTGGCGATGGCGCTCGGCGCGATCGGCGGCGCGATGGCGCAGACCACGGGCGCAACGCACGACAACCCGTTCGTCACGTCGCTCAACAAGGCGATCGAACGCGACCTTGCGCAGCAGCAGGTGGAGATCGAGCAGGCCAAGAGCGGCGTCGTGCGCAAGGAGGGGCTGCTCGCACAGCGCTATAAGCAGTACGGCGACATGAAGGTGGCGAAGAACGCCGCTGCGCTCGACGCGTACAAGATCGCGCTCGTGCAGCTGAACCAGAAGGCGCAGCTCATGGGCACCGACGCCGCGAAGCTGAACGCCGAGAAGGCGGGCGCAGCGCTCCAGAACCAGATCGACTCCAAGAGCGCGCAGCACGATCTCTACTTGCAGGCGCAGTGGAAGCAGTACCAGCAGGCACAGGCGCAGGCCGCCGCCGCCGCGGCGTGGGCGCAGCAGCAGGAGGCGAAGAAGCGCGACAGCAAGGTGTTCGATGCGCAGTTGGACGTAGCGAAGAAGCGCGCCGGAGACATCGGCGGCAGCGTCGCCGTGCTCGACACGCCGAAGAAGCTCCAGAACGGCAACGTGCTCCCCGCGGGAAGCGCGGTGGTACTCGACGCGCAGGGCAACATCGACGTCAGCGGCACCGACGCCGCCAACAAGCAAGTCAACGTGCCCACGGTGGCCGGCTTCAACGCCGAGGGCAAGCCGATGTACGGCGGCGCGACGCTCATCGACAAGGGCGACAAGAAGGTCTGGGACGATCAGGTCAAGAGCTACACGGCGATCAAGCAGGAACTGAAGCTCATCGACGACCTGCGCAAGAAGCACGGCGGCGGCGCGCTGCCTGTGCCGTGGAACGCCGAGGATCGCAAGAAGGCGGAGGCGGCTGCGTCGCGCATCCATGGCCTGCTCAAGGGGCCGGCGATGCTCAACCTCGGCGCCGTCAGCGGCACCGACATGAAGTTCCTCACGTCGCAAGTCCCCGAGCAGCCGTTGTCGACCGCGGGGCCCGTCGAGGCCGTCACGGGGCAGGATCCCTATGGCACGCAACTGAAGGACTTCGAGACCTCGATCGACAGCGCCTACAAGGCGGGCGAGTCCGTCTACCTCAAGGGAGGCTCGGCGAAGAACACAGCGCTGCCGACGCAGGCCGCGGACGCGCAGCCCTCGACGCCCTACGCGCCTGCACCCACCCCCGGCACGGGGCTCAAGAAGAAGTAGATGGCTGCCCCTCTCTACCAGGGGACCTCGCCGCTGTTCGAGGCCGGAGGCGCGAGCGGCGACTCCGCGCTCGTATCGGGCGCTGCGCCGGCCATGCCGCCGCCCGTGCCGAGCGCGGGCTACAACGTCAACGTCATCAGCCCGCACGACGGCAAGACCTACTCGGTCGACGCCAGCATGGTGCAGCAGGCGCAGGCGCAGGGGTACCGCGTCGAGGAGTCGAGTGCGGAGGCGGCGCGCAAGTGGACGGCGGCGAACGCTGGGCTGGGTGGCGCCGCAAAAGCAGCATTCCTTGAGTTCGGCGATGCGCTCACGTTCGGCGCCTACAAGCCTCTCGTTGGTGCGGCGGCAAAGGCCGGCATCATCGACCCGTTCGCGCTCGCGAAGTGGGAGGCGCTCAAGCACGAGCACGCAGCCGCTGCGTTCGCTGGCACGGCTGCTGGCTTTGGCACGCAGATGCTCGTGGGCGGCGGTCTGCTCGAGGGCATCGGCAAGGCCGGCGCGGCAACCGAGGCCGCGGTGCTCGGCACCAAGACGGCCGGTGCCGCAGAGGCCGCCGTCGAGGGCATGGCGGGCGCCGAAATGGCCTACCGCACGGCCGCCATGGGGGGCAGCGCGGCCGAGGCTGCGTCGGCGGCGGCCCGCGCGCCCGGGTTCCTGCGCACGGTCGCTGCGGGTGCGGCGCGGATGGGCGTCGAGAACGCCGCGATGACGGCGCCCAAGGCCTTCGCGGAGGCCATCACGGGCGACCCCGACCGGGCCGCCGAGACGCTGCTCTACGGCTCGGCGCTGGGCGCGGGATTCGGCGCCGGCTTCGGCGCG